TTCTCCGAAATACCCGGCCACGCCGTGCACGGCACCGAGCGCCAGCGCGCTCATATCCCGGTGGGACCGGTAGCCGATTTCCAGCACGCCGGGAGCCAGCTCACGCACCTCGATGCGCGGCGGCCGCTGAAGCCGCGCGCGATAAATCGCGCCCTCTGATGCGATAAATGATAGGCGGAGATTGTTGCGCGTGGTGAAACCGCCTTGCAAGCTCAAAACAGCCCGGCCGGCTCAGCGGCCAAGTCCCAGCTGAAGATCAGCACCTCCTGTCGTTCCACCCCGTTACCGCAGCCCACGGTATACCGGATCCCGGTGGTCTCCATGTGGAAGCCGGCGAACGCCCGGCGGATGTCCGGGTGGTCGTTGAGGCTGATGATGGCCTTGCCCTGGATCTGGGCCAGCAGCTCGGCCATCCGCTCGTAGTGCTCCCACCCAAAATCGACGCCGTAGCCCTCTGTCTCCCAGTACGGCGGGTCCATGTAGAAGAGCGTGTGTGGCCGGTCGTACCGGCCGATCACTTCCTCCCAGCCCAGGTTCTCGATCCAGACGTTGCTCAGCCGCAGGTGCGCCGCTGACAGGCTCTCCTCCAGGCGCAGCAGGTTCAGCCCGGGCGGCGACGTGGTGGCGGTGCCGAAGCTCTGGCCTTGGACGCGGCCGCCGAACGCCAGGTGCTGGAGGTAGTAGAAGCGCGCGGCGCGCTGGATGTCGGTAAGGGTTTCCGGCCGGGTCATCTTCTGCCACTCGAACACCTTCCGGCTGCTCAGGGCCCACTTGAACTGGCGCACGAACTCTTCCAGGTGGTGCTGGACGACGCGGTAGAGATTGATCAGCTCGCCGTTGATGTCGTTGAGCACCTCCACCTCGGCTGGCATCGGCCGATTGAATAGCAGCGCCGCGCCGCCGGCGAACGGTTCGACGTAGCACTTGTGAGGGGGTAGGAACGGTATGATCCGGTCGACCAGGCGGCGCTTGCCGCCCAGCCACGGGATGATGGGGTCTGCCATGAAGCCTCCTGCTAGCGAGGCTCAGGGGCCTTCTGGTGGGTGCTCAGGTGTCCGCAGCGCGGGCACTTGATGCTGATCCAGGTGTAGACCGCTTCGGCCAGCTTTCGCCGGCACCGGTCACACCGCACTTCTCGTTTCGTCATCTGCAAAGCCTTTGCGCAATCTGCTAGGCTTTCTCCGCTCGGTACCGGGCGGGGAGCCTTGCCGGCTCGCAGCGTGCTCTGCGGGTTGGGCCTGACCTGCGTGTGGCTGCACGTGGGCCAGGCGCTCCTCTTTTCCTCTGCTGGTTACATCTGAGACTCCATTCGCGCTGGTGTGCTGTGAATATTGGTTTAGAGTCGCAGATGGTCGCCCGGGCCAAGACGAGGGTCATGTGAACGCGGGCAAAGGTTCATGGTGAAGCCCCAATGGAATAATCGTGGATAGCAACGATCTCCGCATCACTGAGGTTGGCCTGGTGGACGGCCGCAAAGACATACTGGCAGTCCGTGATGAAGAACCTATCTTGTGCGGCACCTGAAGGTACAGCGCCCGCGTCCGCCACTTTCGATCCATCTACAAAAACATCGCAGGATCCACTAACGTCATGGCGCACGGCCAACGTCCGCTTACCGCTCCCGCCTGGGAAGCTAAACGTTCCATTGTTGAATCGCATTGAGTTGTCGCCAGCCAGCATATAGCTCGGGTCGCCTGAGACTGAGGGATAAAACCCTGCGTAACGGTTGGTCGAGCCTCCAGGTAAATACAAAACGCGGATAACATAGGTGAACGGCACTGACTTAGCGTCCACCCCTCCAAAAGCATTCAAAAGCTCCATAGCGTCGGCGAGACTGTGAATATAAAAAGGCGTGCTGGCATCGTAATCCGTTTCCAACCGAACAGAATCAGATGATGTGACGGCACTCAAAGGATGGTTGTTGCCGCTTAGGTCTGGCAATACTGAGCCATCGCCAATCACGGAAGGATTTTTCCCATATTCGTTTGCATCCCAAAGGCCCACTAGACCGGTGGACACGGGGTAGTCAGGCGTCATGTGGACCGGGCTATCCGGCGAGGCTATCACGCCGTGATTCAGCGGGAACATCATGTGCGTTGCCCCCCAAGCCACCAGAGGTCGGCGGACTCCCGAAAGAAGCTCATCGGAGCGCCCTCGGCGGCGGTTGAAACCTTGTCACCCTCAGCCAAGATTGCGGAATCACCGTCCCCCTGGCACGTCACCACGCCGGCACCGGCCTGAATGATCACGCCCTCGATATGGGCTCCCATTGCGAGGGCGCTGCTTCCCGGGAAGGTGATGGTCACGGGGTCACCGCTGGTACACCACAACACCTTGCCACTGTCCGATTCCCCCACGGTGTAGGACGTCCCGCTGATGACAACAATACTCGCACCCGCACCACCGCCGCTCGGCGCCAGTGACCAGGCGCCGTTCTGGCGGACGTAGGGGTTCCCATCGCTGGGCGCGTCGTTAACCGTCGCCATGGAACCCAGCTCATCCAGAGTCAGAGAGGTTTTCGCCCATACAGCAGCGCCTTCGGTGGCGTCGAGGCAGCGAAATATCTCTCCGGAGCTGACGTTGAACCAGGTGGAGCCAGCGCTGTACCCAAGGCTGTCGTCATCCGTCGCGCCCGGGTCGGTGCTAGCGGATAGGTTGTCCAGATACCCGGAACCGCCAGAGCCGAGGTAGGCTTGGAGGACTGATAGCGCGACCCGGCGGGATTCCAGCTCGCCCCCGACCATCTGGCTTATCTCGAGCAACTCCGTGCCCTGCAGCGCCTCCGCGTCGCTGAGGTCTGAAATCTTCATTCGATACTCCTCGTTTGTCCTTCTTCGGTGCGCCGCAGCGTGCCGTCTTCGGCGGCGCGCGGCTCCGTGATCGTGTAGTTGAAGGTGTGGCGGACCGCCTGCCAGCTCTGCAGGCCGTCACGCAGCGCCGCCACTTCGATCGTGAATTCGCCTTCGTAGCCCGGATTGACGGTGACCTGGTTGCCGCTGACGGTCTCCTGCAGCACCTGGGTGGCGCCGTCGAACACGGTCACTTGATATGTGGTGCCCGGTTCCGGGCCGACGCCGGCGTCCATCCAGGGCACGAGGACGTCCTGCTGCAGCAGGCGATCGCGGTGGACCCAGTCGACAACCAGGTCGCCGAACAGGGCCTCCGGCCAGAACTGGCCGTTGAGCGTTAACCTTGCCGGCGGATACGGCCGCGCCTGGCGTTGGTCGAGCTGCAGAGACAGGGTCGTGGCGAGCGCGGGATCCAGCTGCTCGCCCGTGGTTCGGGAGATCAGTTTGGCGTCCACGCTGTCACCGTCCACGTACTCGGTGGGATCGGCGGCCGCGTAAGTGTCGTAGAACCAGATCCGCGTCCCGGCCGGGTGCCGTGCCGGCACGGTGTCTACACAGGCCCGTGAGACGCTGACGTCGAGCGTCTCGATGTTGAGGCTGTCGACGCGGACGATTTCCTCACCGATCAGTGCGGCACGCCCCGGTTTGACCAGGTCGAGATCGATGCCGGCGGACAGGATGGCCGCCGTGTCCTCCGGGCCGATCTCCGCATCGAGCACGGCCGTGGGTACCCAGTCGCCGACGTCACGCTTCTCGAACGCGGCCGAGCCGACCCGGGTGGTGAGGTTGTAGTTGAGCGAGAGGCCGGTGGGGCGGACACCGATCGCGCCCAGGAAGCTCGAATCGGGCTCCAGGGCGTCGAGCTGCGCCTGGGTGGTCTGGCGCACCAGGTCACGGAATGAAACCTCCAGGAGGCGCTGATAGAGCGCCGGCTGGGCCGTTCGGTTGGGGGGCTGCCAAGTGGAGGGCTGCTGCTCGGTGTAGACGTTGCTCGGTAGCCCGAACACGTCGAGCAGCGCCGTCACCGTGATGGCGGCGTCGTTAACGGTACCGGCCTCGATGCGGCCCACCCGCAGTACTACCTGGTCGATGCCATCGTCCGGCGCGCTGATGCGGAAGACACCGCCGGGCTCCAGCGCGGCCCCGCGCCGGTCCAGGCGCACCTTAAACTTGCGCACGCCCCGCTGGGCCCGGATCTCGCGCTGAGCGACGCGGCTGGCCAGCTGGTGGGTGGGCAGTCCCGGGTAGTCGGCGCTGGTGCTGATCACCGTGCCGGCGGACTGTATGGCGCCCAGGTTCTGCTCACGCGCGGTGCGGTCTTCATTGGTGATCGGGTCGCGGTAGTTGACCACCACTTCATTGGGGATGGTCTCGCCTGCAGAGAGCGTGTCTTCCTCGATCGAGAGCAGCCCGCTGTCGTAGGTGAACAGCGGCAGGTCTTCGGTCACGTAGTCGTCGCGGATCAGCCGCAGCGTCATCAAGCCGGTGCGCCGGCTGATGAACTGGGCGCCGCCGATGTGATCGATGATCGTCTGCATGAACGCGTTCACGGACTCTTTCCGCGTCCACAGCAGGCAGAGGCCGAAGCCCTCGCTGTACAGCCGATTCGCGGCCTCGGTGTAGGACTGGTAGTCGATGCGGTTGTCGCTGAGGCCCCGGCCCCAGCGGCGGTCTGTCTGGCAGGCCACGAGCATGTGGGCCGGGTTCATCGCGTGGATCTGGCCATCGGCCAGCTCGATCTTGACCTTCTCCGGATACCAGCATGCGCCGTCCCAGCCTTTGGTGTGCCGGCGGTACCGGATTTTCCACGGCTTCGGATACGGGTTCATGGCCCCGATCTGGCCGTCGAAGAACAACGTGAACATGCCTCTGAACGCCGGCACCAGGCCACCCAGCATGTTCTTCAGGCGCGTCAGCACGCCCTGGTCGGGCTCACCCATTAGGACGTCCAGGCCACCGACAATGCCACCCTCTGCTTCGTCACCGCCGAAGAGGTAGCCTTTGTTGATGTTGATGCGGATGTTACCCGTGACCGAACCGCTCCAGGCCCGGCGATCGCCGACGCGGATCTCGACCAGCTCGTCGACCGGCCCCCGGCCGATCCCCATGTGTATGCCGAAGTAGTAGCGGTACCCGACCGTGACTTCCTTACTGCCGCCCATTGGCTGCCTCCCGTGCGACAGCGGCGACACGCAATCCGAGCGCGTCGCCGGTGGCCTCGACCTGGTCGACCGTCAGCTGACCGCGCCGGCAGTCCTCAAACGCCAGGTCGTGCCGCTTGAACCAGGCGCGCGCGCCGGACATGCAGAGCCCGGCTTCGTGGATGTGGCGCGGGTAGACCCGGACCGGCTCGGTCACTTCTTGCCTCCGTCGGATTCAATGGGCGTGGTGCGGTAGTTGCCGACACCGAGCACAGTCCAGCCCGTCGACCAAACGTCACCGAAAGCGACGGCCTGGGGGGTGCCCTCTTCAGCGGTTGGGAAGTCGAAATCCGTAAACGCCGCCGGCTTTGGCTTTGGCGGTTTCGGTGCCAGAGCCGAGCTGAGGGCAGCCACCACCAGCATGATCGCGATATTGACCAGAAAACCCATGTCGTCGTCTCCTCAAAAAACCGGGTTGCCGTCGAACGGTGAGCGCCCAGGCAGTGCCGGCACGCCGCCGTAGTTCTCGACGTTGTCGAACTTGCTATCGCATACCGCCACCGTTCGGGCGCAGCCAGGGTAGGCGCGCACCTGGACACCTGGCTTTAGCTCCAGGGAGCCGCCGAGCAGGGTGAGGTTGGTGCCCACGTGGCTGTCGATGCCGCGCTGTTCCACGGCGCCGGAAACCACCTCCCACTCGATGAAGCCGCCGGTGAACCAGCCGTCGGGATGGGCACCGAACGGCCCGCCTGTGATCGTGATGCCACTGGCGCTGGTGAGGGTAGCCGTGGTGCGGAACTGCTCCTTGTCGACGCGGCAGTTGGTGTCGTAGAGCGCGTAGGGGCACTGGCGGCCCCACACGAGACGCAAACCAGTGTTGTCCTGCTCGGACGATAGCGGCCGACACACCAGCTTCGCCTTGCCAGCGCGACGTTTCAGGATGACGTCGCTCAGCAGCCCTACCCACTTAACCAGGGCCGCCGGATCGCCGAGGTCTTTATCCCAGATCGTCAGCTCGATGGGCGTGCTGGGCGGGTAGATCCGGTAGATGCCGAGCAGCTCCAGGTCCAGGGGTACATCGATGTTCAGCGCGTCCGCGCTGGCCTCACCGGTCTGGCGGATGCCGTCGTCTTTGATCTGGATGCTGTGAAAGGTCTGGTTATCCTGCACCACGTCCAGGCCAGCGTTGGTGTAGCGCCACCGCTGCGCGCCCCGGGCGAACTCATACAGCTGAATCGGCCGAGCGTTCGAGATTGAGGAGTCCAGATCGTCATAGCTCATCGCGCACCCCCCGGAACACCAACTGGGCCCGGGCCGAGCCTTCCACGTCAGTGATGTGCTCCAGCTCGACGGTGTCGCTGTCCAGCCGCATCAGCGTCATCCAGCTCACGCGACGCACCTGGTTGGCCTCGAACTCGACGTCCCAGGGCTCACCGAGGTTCAACCGCTCGGTCACCGCATCCAGCTCCGAGGAACCCAGCACACGCCGGTACCGGACCGTCCCGTCGTTCAGCTCCACTCGGATATCACGCCGGCCGGTGATGCCGGCGGCGAAACGGCCGTACTGTATGTGGGCCACGTCGATGAACGACGTGCTGGTGGCCACCGGCGCAGTCACGTCCAGATCGTCCATCCACGTAGGCATCCAGAGCGCCCCTTGGCGGCCGCGTAACGCGTACACCAGGCTGCGGAAATCGGCGCGCTCCTCGGCACCATCCAAGAGCCAGCCGTGGCCCTGCACCGGGAAACTGATGCCGGCCTGGTCGCGCACGTTCGGTGCGGCCGTGCCGTTATCGAGCACCTTAAGCAGGCGCTCGTAGGACAGGCTCAAGTCCCGGCTCTCTTCCGGCCGGATCTCCAGCACCGGCCAGCCGCGATATTCCGGGAGCACGTGGCTGACCGGCCAGGCGGACGGCGTTTCGAGCCGGAACTCGACATCGCCACGCACCGCCCGGTTGGTCATCCGCGTGAGCGCGGGCTGATCGGTCAGGCGGGCGGTGCGAACCGGATAGAGCCGCACCGTGTGCGGCCAGTCCCGCTTCACCGGGTTTCGCAGGCCGATGCGATCGGCCTCCAAGGTGAGAACCTCAAGCACCTCATAGTCGGCGGCTTGCTCACCGAGCAGCAGCACCAGCCCGCCCTCAGCAAAATCTCGGTACCGGGTATCACAGATGATCTCCGGGCTGCCGGCGGCGACGCCTGGCAGCCACTGAACGTCGTGCCAGATCGGCAGCGCCCACAGGCGGGCACCCCATCCGAAGACGGCCAGATCCAGGAGAGCCCGGTCGGGACCCTCGGCTGAGATCGAGAACTCGTAGTGCCGGCGTGGCAGGTCGCGGCCGGCGCGGCGCTGCTCGACGCCGGTCTGGCTCGGCAGCATGTCGGTGAGCCATTCCAGGCGCTCCTGGACGCTCTCTGTCCAATTCGGCGACCAGGGCCAGGCCGTCACGCGGTTGCCGGTTATGGGGAGTACCGCAGGTGGCTCACCAGTGAACTGCCAGGTGAACGCGGCGTTGACGACCGGCGGGCCGTCGACGCCGATCGCGATTTCCCACAGGCGCTCGCGCAACGGTTCAAAGTCCATGGGCGGGTCGCCGGGGCCGGTAATCTGTATTCCTTCAGCGTTTTCGCTCGATAAATCGTCCAGCAGGCGAGGTTCTAAATAGGCATTCCAAACCTGAACCTCATGCGTTTGGGCTGATACGACGTTTCCAACTTCGAGAGCTGGTGGCGTGACATGGATACGATAGTAAAAATCGTCCGAGAAGCGCCCGAACCGCTGCCCGTTCTCAACTTTCGGGTGCTCGTCAATGGGCTGACTATGGCCGATTAGGCCGGCCAAAACCCAACTGCCTTGCCAGGAATTCGTTCGTTCTCCAGGCAGATCGCGCTGCACGTCGATCGCTGGGTTAAACCCTGCGGTAACGGGAAAGATGGCCGTTATCTTTGGCATCACAAAGGTACCTTCCGATACGCATAGCCGAAGGTCCAGCTGTTCACTTCGCCTTGCGGGCCGTTCAATGCAGCACCCTTCTTCTTAACCGGAAAAACCACCCACTCATCGGTCCCGATGGTAATCGCCTCGCCAGGCACAAGGTTTTTCATGTTGACCATCCGGAGGTCCAGCGGTGCACCTGCAAAAAATCCAAGCTGATTCCGAATATTAGCCACCACCAGGAGATTATGAAGCGGCGTAATCGCGTTAACGGTGTTGGGTGTCGAATCCGAGTAGTGACGAAAGGGGGTTCTATTGCCATTAGCGCGCATCGCACCCCACGCCGAGGAGGAATCGTTTGGGCTACGAACGTCAAATCTGGCCCACTCATTCGTGTATCCAGCCACGTCCATCCGCACCGCCCCAGATTGACCTGAGCGGCCCGTTGCGCAGTCAAACGGAACTGCGTGGTCACGGTCATCAGCCGATGCATGCTCGGGGGAGGTGTCGATCATCAAGTAGTACCAGAACGTTCCGGTAAAATACTCGCCGCCGACATAGTTGCCCTGTCTCTCAAGGCGTCCAAAATGCAGGTGGGCAAACTCTCCAGGCACGATCTCAATCACGCAGTGGATGTACTGCTGTGTCCCAAAAAGGTGATATGCCGTGAAAGGTCCGCGCAGGCCATTCGTTCGCCCGGAGCTGAAGCCCGCTGATGTGCCTGGCTGATTGCTATAAGAAACACCAGAATCGAATCCGGTCTGCCCGAAGATCTCGATCGACGGATTGGGGTCTACGGTGGTGTTGATGTCTTGCTGTTGAGGATTCGCTATCAACGTGAAGTAGCCTGCCATCGAGTGATGCAGAGCCAGTTCATTGGTGTCGTCTCGATCGATCGTCCAGCCCAGTTCATCCGCAAATGCACGGATCGTTCCAAGCATCGCAGTAACACCAGTTGAAACGCCGGTTTCGTAAGCCATCAGGTTAACCTCACTGCGCCGTATTCAGTCCAGTTGGTCCGGTTCATGTTCTGGACCACCAAGTGGTCGACGCCGTCGACGGAAACGATGTTCTCTGACGCATTGGCTGTCCCGGTAACCCAGTAGATGCCGTCTAGCTCTCCAAACTGGTTGATTCCTGCATATCCACTGTTGGTGCATAACGGGACAAGAGGTAGCAACGTGTAGGTGCCATCCGGCGCCGGCTGTATCTGCGGGCCACCCCAGTCGGGCTCTCTATCATCGACCTTGCCAAGTCCGTTCACGTGGGTCGGAAATAGTTGCAAATACTGGCTGCGCCAGCTGGAGTTCCCGCCCGACCCGTCTCTATTCCTGATTTCACGCCAGCCAACGTTGCCGACGTATAGATACGATCCCAGGCCCGGGTTGAAAATTACGGACTCGTTAGTGTCTCTGGATGACCAACGTGCCTGTGGATTGCTAGTCGTACCGGCTATCAACAGAGGATAAGGGAACTGGCTCGGAGTGCCGTAGGGCAATATTTTACCCAGATACATCACCTGGTAGGTGGTGCTGACCTTGGCGACGACTATGACCCGCTGGCCGTTGGCTACGAACCAATACGGCGTCTCGCTCTGCCACAACAGGGTGTAGGCATCCGGGCTGCGCCCGGGCTGCCCGTCGAAGGTAAAGGTGGATTCGAAGCCTATAGCGCCAGCGACTTTCCAGTTGTAGTAGTCGTTCGCAGCGCTCTGGTAGGCGGCCATATTCACGTAAATCTCTTCGGCACCGGTGAGACCAGGCGCACGGAAGTAGTAGTCCTGGTCGAACGCATCGTCCAAGTCCGCGCCCATCAATGTCCAGGCGGATCCGGCCGCGCTCATCAGCCCCTGGGTGACGTCCCACGTGAACACATCGCCCACCACGTAGCCGGTACCGGTGATCAGGAACTGGATCAGCCCGTTGTCGTAGGCGGTACCGGTTGTGGCGTCGGCGGTGGCGCCGGTGACCGAGCCGTTGACCGTCCAGATCTCCTCGCCGGGGATATCCGCGTTGGTGCAGGTGAGGGTCCAGGTCTCGGTCACCGTAGCCGGCGCGGTGGCGATATCGGTGATGGCGCCGGGGCCGTCGCCGGTGAACTGCGGCTCGGCGGACCAGGTGCCGTGGCCGCAGACGAAATGTCGCAGGCGGTGCAGCAGGTCCAGGTGGCCGCTGGCCGTGCCGATTTCGACGGGCATTAGCCGCCTCCTTTGATCAGTTGGTTGAACTTGCTGGGGTTCCGGCTGATGTGCAGCTCCAGCATCTCCTCGCCGGCCGGGCCGCGCAGCGCGTCGGCCACCACGTCCTCGGAGAGGATCGGCAGCAGCCGCTGCTTGAGTTGCGCCGGCGGAATGTTCGCGGCCAGGGTGGCGGCCGGGCTTTCCATGATCGCCGGCGACGGCTGCACCAGGCCGCCGTTGGCGTAGCCCCGGAAACCGGCGAGCGCGGCCATGCCCTGCTGCCGAAACGCCTCCATAAACTGCCTGGCGCCTGGCTGGCGCATAACGTGCGCCGGCTGCACGTACTCGCCGGCGTGGACGACGCCCGCGACGGTGTATTTGGTGCCCGGGCCGGTCCAGCCGCCCTCAGCGAAGCCGCCCGCCACGGCGCTGGTGGCGTTGGCCGCCGCGATCTGGGCGGCGCCGGCGGCGAACGTGGCGGACAGGCTCGTGGACAGCGTCGCAGCGCCGACCGCGAACGAACTGGTGAGCGACGTGCCGATGGTCGCGGCGCCGGCGGCCGCCGAGGTGGCGATGCTGGTACCGATCGTCGCGGCACCGGTCGCGGTGGACGCGGTGATCGCCGTGGACATGGTGGCTGCGCCGGCAGCGGTCGCGGCCGCTTCCGTGGCGGCCTCGGCACCACCGGTCAGCAGGTTGCTGAGGCCCTGGGTGGCCATCTGTGCGACGTTCTGAGCGGCCAGCTGCAGCATGGCGTCGGCGATGGACTGGGCCACACCGCGCACCGTGTCTTCGAGGTCCTGGGTGCCTTTGGCGAGCTTCTGCAGGCCGTCCGCCAGGCCCTCCTCGAAGGAATCCCGCAGGGTGGTGGCGAACTGGTTGGTGACCAGGCGCAGGTTCTGCATCTCGGCGCGCAGATCCTTGACCCGCTCCAGCGCGGCTTTGTCGCCGGTGACCTCGGCCAGCTGCTGCATCTTCGGCAGCAGCTCGTCCACCTGGTCGGCGGTGGCGCGGTGCAGCTCCACCAGCTGCTCCCGGGCGTTCAGCTCGCTGATGACGCCGGCTTCTTGTTGCGCCTGGATCCGGCTCTCCTGGCGGGACTGTGCCGCGAACACGCGGTCGATCTGTCCCTGCAGCTCCTGCAGGCGCGCGCTGGCGACCTCGACGTTGATCAGGCTGTTGATCAGTTCGACGCCGGCGTCGTCGCCGCGCGCTTTCAGCCGCTTCAACAGATCCGCGTATTCGGCCTCCAGCTCCGCGCCCACGGCTTCGGCGCCACGACCCTGGCCCTCCAGCAACTGATTCTGGATGTCGTTCAGGGTCGCCGCGTCCTTGGTCGCCTGGGTCAGCTTCTCCTGCTCTGTGAGCGCTTTGTTGGCCGCCTCGGCGCGTTCCAACAGTTTCCCGGTCAGACCCTGCTGGGCGATCTCATATTGGCGGACGGCCGCGTCGGAGGCCTCATACAGCTCCGCCTCACGCTCCAGGGCCTCGACGAACTTGCGCTGGCGCTTGAGCCGCTTTTCGGCATCTTTGTCGTTACCGCCACCCAGGATGGGTTTGCCGTCGTCATCGTCATCGTCATCACTCTCGTCGCCAGTGGACGATGACTGACTGAGCTTGCGCGCCAGCTCCTGAGATTCGTAGGCGCGCTTGAGCTGGGCTTCGGTCTCAGCGATCTGCCGGCGGATCTCTTCGTCGCTGGTGAACACCAGGCCGACGTCCATCTCCAACCACGGGGTGTCGGGGTCGAGTTCCTTTCTCAATCCCGCCAGCTTCTGTTCCAGCCGTGGGATGTCGTTGGCGGCGATGCCGTTGATCTTCGCGGCCAGCTCTTCGCCCAACCAGCGCGTGAACTCGACCCCTTCGGTGGTCCCTTTCGCCAACCAACCGACGAGGGTTGCGAATGCCGTCCCCAGCGCCACCACGGACTTCTGGAACTGAGGGTCTGTGACGATGGTGCGCAGCTCATCGATCGAGTCGACGAAGCCGGTGGTATCGGTCTGGCCAAACGTAATCACCAGGTCGTTGCGCAGCTGCTGCAGCGCCTGGCCGACCGTGCGCTCCATGTTCTGGAAGTCGTCATTGATCGTGTCAGCGGTGCGCAGCAGCGCCTTAGTCACCGCTTCGCCGGTGAGCTGGCCCTCTTGGCCCAGCTCACGCAGCTCGCCGATCGTGACGCCCAGCCCTTCGGCGATCGCTCTCGCTAAGCGCGGGCTGTTTTCCAATACGGAATTCAGTTCCTCACCACGCAACGTGCCGCTGGCAATGCCTTGGCTGAGCTGCAGAGTCGACGAGGCCGCTTCCTGGGCCGATGAACCGGACACGATGAAGGACTGGTTGATGGCCCGAGTGACGGTCAGCAGCTGCTGCTGGCTGAGATCCAGCTCTTCGGTGGAGCGCGCCAGGCGCGCGTAGAGGTTGATCGTCGGTGCCAGGCCCTGGCGGGTTTCCTGAGCCAGGGCATAGTTCGCTTCCCAGGCGCTGTTCAGCTCCTCCTGGCTGTCCGTGACCAGTCTCAGCTGGCTGCGCAGGTTGGTGTAGGTATCAGCCGCCTGGACGATCTCACGCAACAGCAGGGCGCTGGCGACGGCCGCCATGGTATTTCGGAGTTTATTCGCGGCTCCATCCAGGGTACCCAGATCTCGGCTGGCACGCCGCGCCCGCTTACCAGATTGGTCCAGTCCTTTCTCAAACTGGTCCAGCTGGCGCAGGGCGCTTTTCATGTCCGCGCGGATGCGGAGTGCGAGATCGAGGTTGTCGGAGGCCATAGCGGGATGATGGCGCCGACGGTGGGCGGGGTCTTTTGAACGCGGGCAAAACCAAGCGGCGGCCGTAGCCGCCGGTCAGTCTTTCTTCAGGGAGCGCAGGTGGTCCTTCGCCTGCTGTTTGTCCGCGCCGAACGCCGCCCTGACATCCAGGAAGAGATCGGCGCGGTGGTGACGCTCTCGGCGCTGTGCAGCGTCGTAGTAAAGCTTTAGCTGTCGCTCGGTGTATCGCCCGAGTCGTTCTGGGGGGTGTCCGTCGGCGATGAGCGCGGCGTAGACGTCGCGCCAGCGGAAGCTCGCGTCGCCGTCGTTCGACCGTGAACCCGATCCACCTGAATCTTCCGCTGCACAGCTCGAATAAAAAAAGCGGAATTGACCACCCACCAGGTGTCCATCAGCAGACTGCCGTCACCATCGCTGAGTCCATGGATGAATTCGACATCCTTGTTGATCGATGTGGCCATCAGATCCACCAGCAGCTGGTCGTGCTCGACCAGCAATGCATAGATACTGTCCAGATCCGAGTCCCCGCCCCGCATGACCTGGTACAGGTCATCAATGAGCGGCGCGGCCGCCGCACGGATCCGCAGGCCTTCGACGAAACCGTACTCCCGAACGGTGACCTGCTCACCCCCCACCTGGATATCTCGATCCGGGTGAAGGATGGCCAGATCGTCCTCGGCCGCGGACTCCTGTTTTGGCTGCTTTTTCTTAGGATGCCGACGTGCCATTACTCAACCTCGTCCAGCAGCTCGATGCGACCAAAGCCGCCAAGAGCCGGATCCGGCTCGCTCAGCGGGTCGAACAGCGCGGTGCCGCTGAGCGCCAGCTCACCGAAGCTCTCGTTGATCAGGTCCAGCTGGCTTACCGGATTGAACTTCAGGCGGTACAGGCGCGCCCGGATCCGATCGCCGGTGTCATCGACGGTGTTGACGCCGTCGAGCATCAGGTAGCGGATCGGCGGGCGCTGCGTGAACATAGTCACATCAGTGCTGGCCCCGAACTCATAATCCGCAGAGAACGGCGCGGTGAAGCCGGACAGGTCACTGAGAATTTCCAGCACGCCGCCGGGCACCGACTCGATGCGATAGTCCGTCTCTTCCACCAGCTCCGTCGGTGTGGCTGCAGAATCCGACAGGACCAGGTTGCTGATATTGCCGCGATCCAGAATCACCCGGTCGCCGATGGTCAGAGGCTCCGGCAGCGGTTCGCCGGTCGTGGAGCCAGCTGCCACGGTCAGCGCCTTGGCGTACAGGCCGAGCGCCAGATTCTTCGCATTGCCGTGGCGCAGGGTCAGGTTGAAAGTCACCTCGGTCGCGGTGTTGAGGGTCGCACTGGTCTGCCGGTTACCGGAATAGCTTTCCTGCCGGTTCTCCTCAGTGACGTTCATCGCGATATTCAGCAAGGCGGTGTCGTTCACCCAGCGCATTGCAGCTGGCTTGCCGTTCGCCTGGCGCTCACCCAGGTACACCTTGCCTTGTATAGAGAAATCCCTCATTGGTCAGCCCCCTTGTTGCTGTCTTTGCCGCCGGTCTTCTCCGGCGGAGCGGTCTCGGCGGGCTGGTAGCCGCCGGGGCGGGAGCCTTCCAGCTTCCCGATCTTCTCCAGCCACGCCTTTTGGCGCGGGGTGACGTCGATCTGGTCCCCTTTTTTGCACGGGCGGCCTTTGTGTTCGTGCGGGCCGGCCAGGGTGACCTTCACGGTCTTTTGCTTCGTGGTCATGGGGCGTTGCCTCCAATAAAGCGGTGAGTTGAAAAGACTTCCATCCAGAGCAGCATGTCGGCGTCGTAGTCCAGCACCTCCGCCTGGCGCCACCTGATCTCCCGAAACTGGCCGAGACCGGGTGTCCAACCCATCAGGGCTTCCCGGACCCGGCCGATCAGCGGTCGGGCGTCCTCAGAGGCGGCGTGCCCCAAGTTGTCTCGGAAATTCCGTAGCCCCAAGATCACGCCGAACGTGCACTCGACCCTCTGCCGCCCGCTGCTCCGCGCCTGGCGATCAGCCGAGGGGTCAGAGTCACCTTTCTCCTGGGCGAGAACCACGTAGGCACTGGGCGGCCGGAGATCCCGCAAGCTCTTGACGGCAGCGTAGTCAGCGGCCTGACCGACCTGCTGGAACTCGGGGACGCTCTCGCGCAGATGCTCCGCGATCAGGTCGGTATCAAGGGGCACGAAGGTCATCGGAACCTCTTTAACTGATCACGGCTGAAGACGTTGGGATCGGACTCGAACTGGACGTCCAGATGGGCCGGATCCGATTCAACCGGGTCGTTCTGACCCAGGCTGAACTTGCCGTCTGCGGTGAGCTGCAGGAACCGGACAGCATCCTTGTAGTCGCGCACGATCGGATCGTCGCTGTCGTCGCCGAGGCGGTTCTGGTGCAGGTGATAGCGCGTAATGGCCCGGGCCCATGTGACGACGATCCCCGGGACCGGGTCCAGTGGCAGATAGCCGCGCCGGGAGAGAAACCCATCTATGAGGGCTTGAGCATCCGCCGTCGCATCATCGATGCGCTGAAGAGCGTCATCAGCCAAAGCGACCTGGTCCGGCGTCCAGCCAGCACGGTCCGCGCCCAGCAGGGTCGCTTCCATCAATTCCGGATCCACCATCGGCTTGTGCGCGGCGGTGGCGACCTGGGCCAGCTCTCTGGCGCCCGGCCGTTCCGCAAGTTGTGCATGGCTGATGTAGCTCATTACCGTTTAGCTCTCTTCGATCGGAAACGTGCAGCGCTCAACCTTCAAGTTGGGCTCTGACTCCAGGGCGTCCAGCTGGTCCTCAGACAGCGCTTCGAGAGCGATGCCCACGCCGTTACGGTCAAAGCGAAACCCAGCCCGGCGAAAGGACTTGGGCACCGAGGTGACCCATACAGCATCGATCTCGCCCGACGGCGGATCCTCGCCTGGCTTCGACCCCTGGGAGCCCGGCGACGGCTGCTCAGCTTTGCGGGCCTTGCTTTCCGCCGCCGTGGTGTCTTGCGTCGCTGCCCCCGTATCCTGCGGCTTGTCCTTGGCTTGGTCTCCCGAAGCCTGGGTCGACGGCTCAGCGGCCTTCGGCTCAGCCGGTGCGGGGGTATCGGATGCCTTGGTTGGTTCAGATGCGGACGGCTGTGTGGCCGGCGCTTGATCACTCTGAGCACCCGTGCCCTTGGTCTGGTCCGGACTGGATGTCTGATCCTGGCCTTTGGCGCCCTTCGCCGCCTGGGAGCGGGTGGACGCGGCCTTTCTTTTTTTCGCTGCCATGAGACATTCCTCTTTATGGGCGCCCGAGCACCCCCGATCCATCGGAGGTGTCGCTCGGGTGCGCTCTTCCTTGATCCTCGTTAACTGCGACTACGCGGTTATGCCAGCCACGGAGTGGCCAGGACGTCCACCACGTCGCGGTTAATGTTGGTAGCGCCGTTCGCAGAGCGCTCCGCTTTGACGACTTCCAGAGCCGCTGCACGATCGCTGGGCGACACCACAAGCAGCTTCGGCCGCACGCCCAGCGGTCGACCGTTATCGCCCTTCAGGCCGCTCATTTGAGCGTAGAGATCGTTGAAGGAAGAGGCGTCCAGCGCTTCTTTACTGGAGAACGCCAGCTGCCACAGCCCGTAACCGGCATTCAGACGACCGTCCACCCCATAGACATACTTGTTCTGGAAGAAGGTGTTGTCGTCGGTCTCGCGGTCTTTGGTCACGAAGCTGTACGGGCGGCGCTTCTGCAGGATGATCGGCCGGATAACCCGGGAGGTATCCAACAGGAACCACGGCTTGCCGGTGCCGCCCTGGTGGTTACTGACCGAGGTTTCCTTGCCGTTTTTGTCGAGGACCGGATGGTCGGTATCGAAGAAGTTCTGCCCGTCGTAGCACTCGCCGGTAAAACCGTTCTGAAGCAGGCTGTAGACCAGTTCAGCGGGGTGTTCGCGGGCATCCTGGCCCATCTGTGCCATCAGCGGCGTAAACAAGCCGTAGCTGTCGTCTTCGATGGCCTCACGATCAACGCCCACCGTGTTCTCGAACGTCTTGTTCTTGATGGTGAAATCGTGGGTGCCGATGTTCTGGATCACACGGTCGCCGAGCCATTCACGGAACCTGGTCGTCGAGCCGAGCCAGCCGTAGGTTTCTTTCGAGGTCGTGGACGTGGTCTCCAGAACGATCTGGTCGTAGTCCACCTCGGCGCCGTTGAAAGCTTCCTGAAACGCGGCTTTGTAGCCGGTGAACAGGAAGTCCAAATTCTGGCGATTAATTTCCATGCTCTTGCCTCCTCGGCTTGGCGGTTAGATCGCGACCCACACGCCGGCCGCGTCGACGTCGTCGACTCTTCCAGCGATGGATCGGGTTCCAGTTCCGTCGGTAGCCGCCACCGTGTGGTCGTCCACGATGTAGGCGTCGGAACCGATGTGCGCCCGGGTGATTTCATCCGCGTCGGCGCTGTTGTCGAAGCAAAACACTCCCCGGGAGGAGCGAATGCGCTGGTCGCCGGCGGCGCCATCGGTATTGTCGATGTGCTCGTCGGCACGGCCCCGGGCCACCAGGTCGGTCGCCGTGGCGCCAGGTACAGCATTGCCACTGGCGTCCAGACACATCAGGGCACCGGCGAAGATGCGGGTGTTCGCAGCAACCGGGTCGCTATGCAGATCACCCGCTTTCAGCAGGGTGTTACGGTCTTTGCTCAGGGCCACGGCTAGTCCTCCTTCGCGGCTTTGTATTGATCAGCGGTGATGCCCATGCGGGAGCACACCGCCAACTCGTCCTGAGTGAGGCCGGTCTTGTCATCGGCCGGCGCCTCACCTCTGGTCTGTGAACCCTTCAGCGCCGCCAGGGGCTTGGCGGCGCCCAGATACGCGGTCAAGGCCGCAACATCTTTCTTCGCGAGATCCCGTGCCCACGACTCCAGGGGTTTCACCAAGCGCCCATCTTCCAGCGCACTTTCGATCATGGCGTCGACGTCTTTTTCCTCGGACGCCTTGACCCGGGCGGAAAGCGCGGCGATCTCGTGCTTCAAACCGTCTACCGTGCCGATGGGGACGTACTTCGCGGGATCCGGGCCGGCGGCTGCCTTCGCTTTCAACGCCGTGCATGCCGTTACAACGGCCTGGTCATCGGCGTTTTCATCCAGCGAAAGCGCTTTGCGAAGATCAGCCAGCGGATCCTTCTGCAGACGAGCAGACAATGCGGCCACCACCTGCTCTTCGCCCGCGTCGTGTTCCAGGCCGAGGCTGGCGTTCAATGCAGTGATGGCTTTGTCCTCCTCCACATCGTGAGCCAGGCCCATGGCGGTAAGCAGCATCTTGAGCAGTTCATTCACGGGGTCTTCCTCCGTTTCTTGGTTAATCCCGAACGTCGCTGCGGCCCGAAGCGCTATCGCCTCCATGCCGTCGATCGCCGGGGTGTTGGTCAGCGCACCCATATGGACGTCCTGGACCTCGCCGGTGCGTCGGTGATAAGCGAAGACAGGGCTGAAATATCGATACTCACCATTGGTGACGAAGTCGCGGGCTCGGCTGGTCAGCTCGATCGTTGCCCAGAGACCACTGCCATCCCGCCACTCCAGTGACTTCCACCAGCCAGCGGCGGGGGCCGGCTGACCGTTCTCGTCCTTGTTGAGCGTCTGGTGCTCATAGTCCAGAACCAGCGGGGTCTGCCTGGCGTTGAATCGCTCGATGACGCGCTGTGCGATGTCAGCGTCGATGTACCAGCCAGGCACGTTCAATTCCCGGCCGTCACTCGGGAAGAATCGGCCGGCGGGCGTCACCTGCAAAGACACCAGGTTGTCGGTTGGCGCTGTCGGCAGCGAGAAGCTGCAGGGCGCAATGGCTATGAGGCGCTTTCGTTTCATAGAGCCATCATCCTGGGGGGTGACCAGTGGGGTCTTTTGAACGAGGGCAAAACTTGAACAATTTGGCGGGCTGAGCGCCGGGGACGACAATCGCCGGGCCGACCCGGGGGGATTTAGGGTCGACGAGGATTTATAAACGATTTATGGGCCTGGAAAGCGATCTCGGGCTACCGTCGGAGGGGGTGCGGGGTCGCGGCGGCTTCTAGGGCCGCTTAGCCCCGGGCCGCTTTTTCGAGCCGTATGCGGGCCAAACGGACCATGTGGAGGTCCTGATCTTCGTCGGTACCGAGCCAGGGTCGAGCCGGAATATAGATCTTCCCGGCACGCGGATGTGTGATCCATCCGCCGAACTGGTGGATGGCGCCATAGACTCGGTTGGTACCGAACTCGACGCCGCCGGCGTCGTACTGGCCGGCCAGGGTGTCACGCAGGTAGCCCCGGAACGTCAAGATTTTATCTTTGTTGCGGTGCTTGCGTTTCTGCCAGGCCGGACTGAGCGCTTCCCAAGGCTTGCCCTGGGGAGAGCGCTGAGCACGGAAGCGCTCTTCGTGTACGCGACGCAGGTACTCGATGATCTGCTGGTAGAGGGGGACCGGGTTCTGCAGCTCGCCGATCATGCGACCGAGCGTCGCCTGGGCCCGGGAGCTATCTAACTCGATTCTGGCGCCTGCCATTCAAACCTCCTAAACTAAGCGTCCGGCTTGCGCATGTGCTGCCCCCGGCAGTTGGGCCACCAGGTGCGTAAGCTGCCCGCTGGAGCCGGCCAGCGGGATCCTTCCTTACTCTTCGTCTTCCCGCCGATACAACCTGATGCCCATGCGCATGTCGTTGATGTCCCCCGATTCCAGCTGGAACGCCGTGATGCCCGCCCAGCCGGACTCGCTCCACTCGAACACCGCCAGTGCCGGCACGGTCATCCCGGGGAGCAGGTAACGCGCCAGGTAACGCCGGCGCACCACCGCCACCTTGCGCGCCGCCTGCCACTCAATGCGCACCCACACCTCGTCGGGGCTCTGAATCGCGTCGGCCAGCACCTTCATGAAGCGGCCCCGGCCGTTCTTGTCCGCCTTGAGAGCGCCAGTGCGGCGCTGCTCGAAGAGTCCGCGGCCGATCGCCAGCGTCTCACCCAGGACGTCTTTGAAGAGCCGTGGCCGGTCGAGCGTTGCGCCGAACTCTTCCAGGAATGCTTCGGCATACCGTTCCTCGCTGAGGCCCTCCTGCAGCAACCGGCTGGCCGGCGCGGTGCGTGCCGGCGGCATCGCATCCGGGACGCGCCGGTTCGGCAGCCCCGGACCACCCATGGAGCCGGCGATCGGCGGATCCGGCCGCTCCGGCGGCACGGCGCTTTCCAGCCGGCTCCGGCCGGGGATGTGGTCGAAGCCCGGGTCCAGGCCCTCGGGGACGCGCACCGTGCGTGGGCCGTCCGGGCTGCGCTGGCCGATCTCCCGGTTTATCCAGTTGATCGGCGGCGCCTGGTCGGGGCCACTCTTGCCCATGTCTTCCAGATCCAGATCCGTAACGCCCGTCACGGAGCACTGGCATCCATAGGCGTTGATCGGAAAGTGGGTGCGCCACCACGGGTCGTCTGCAGGCAGCACCAGGCCGTTCCACGAGAGATGTAGCTCCCGTGGGTTCGTCACCGCGTCTGAGTGGTTGTACTGCCAGTAGGGGATCGCATCTCGGGCATCCCATAGCTGCTGGTACCGGCCGGCGTTGTAGCTGGAATAGAGGTTGGTGTCGTAGATGATCCGCGAGCGCCACTGCCGCCCGCCGTTGTAGTCCCACCCGTGGCGCTCAACGATGCGATCAAAGTCCTTACGGAACTGCTCGAGCGTACCGCCGCCGGCAATGGCGTCCTCCACCGCTTCACGGAAGTCGGCGACAATCGCGTTCCGGTTCGCGCCGGCGACCATGAACGCGAAGTCATGCTCGGCGCCGTAGATGTCGGTCCAGGCCTGGGTAGGGACGTTCAGCTTCTGCCGAAAGAAGTTGATCTGCTCCCGGAAGGGTACGGATCCGTAGCTAGCGGAGGGCATCCGGCGACTCCTCTGTGACCTCATTGCGGCCGGCGAGGTGGCTGGCCGCCATCGCTTCGGCGAGCGCATCCGCGTATTGGTCGAGGGTCATTTGCGGGTACAGCTCCACGAGCCTGGACCGGAACTCCTCCAGGGACTCGACGTCGTCGAGCAGAGCCCGTGCCTGGTCGATCCAACGATCGGTGATCGGCTGCAGGGCTTCGCGGGTCCGTTCCAGCATCTGCCCTGGCGGCGCCGGAGTCTCTTCCAACGTTGGTCGTTGTGCCGCCGCCGATGCCACCGCAGGGCGCTCGCCAGCAGCAGGCCGGCTGGGCATGGCCAGGATATCCTCGCCGTCCTCCGGCTCCGGTATAGCGACTCGCTCCTGGGCCCACTGTCGCGGGATCTGAAAGCCGAGACGAACCAACGACGGTAAAGCCTTGGCGTAATCCGCCAGATCTTCGGCCTGCTGGGTGTTGAAAACGAACCGTGGGCAACGTGCCCAGCTTTCGGTCAGCCCATTCAGAACCGCCATGGGATACACGAGATCCCGACTGATGGTTTTGGCTACCTGGCCGGCATCCGAATCGCGCAGGTCCAGCCGGACCTCGTTGTGGACATTGCCGAGGGCGTTGGTGCTGGTTTTGCCATCGGCCTGGCTGGTCAGCGTGCCGCCCAGGATCGCCTTGGATTGCGTCTTCTCGCACCAATCAATCATCAGCTCAAAGGCGGCCGGGTCGCCTTCTGCGGACTTCAGGAATTCCAGCTCCATGCCGTTGGGGACGATGCCTGCCGCGTTGTGACCCAGCTGAGCCAGCGCCCGTAACAGGGCGAGCTTCTCGTCCTTGGTCGCACCGGATGGATATTTGCCGACTCTCATGGGGATCCCGTAGATCTCCAGGAATTCAGCCAGGTCACCGACGGAGTAGTTCTTGAAAAGGTAGGGCCACACCAGTACGCGGAACAACGCCGCACGCTCCAGGTAGCCGGATTTTGCCTTATGGGTGTGGGTGATCCAGCCAAACGGCTGCAATTCAATCCCGCCAGCGGCACCACGCAGTCGGATCTCCTGCCGCTGGCCTCTAACCAGCTGAAACCAGGATTGCGGGCGATGGATGATACCCCGGGGTACCCAGTCGCCGTCGACTCGATGCCACCCGTCGAATTCCAGATTGGCGAAGGCCTTCCCGATCGCATCAGTGATATCGAAGATGGTGTCTTCCAGATCCTCCAGCCCCATCATGAGTTCCTGCAGGGCCTTGGCGTTGTCGCGCTCCCGCTGGGACGGGTTTTTAGGCGGCACGATATCCCACTCCAGACCGAGGACGGCCCGGCGCCGTTTACCCATCTCCGACATGATGTGGCCGTCTTTCTCTTCCATGTCCTCGAAAAGCTCGTACTGACCGACGATGTCGCCGGTCTCGGCCTGGTCGAGAATTGCGGCCAGCTTTGAGGGGGTCATGCCCCTGGATGGATGGCCGGCGAACTCATGGTGTAAACCAACCATGTGGGCGGTCTGGGGCTCTTTGGGCGCGCCCTTTCGGACATCACTGCGGCTGAGCATTCGCGTTGCCGCCGCGCGAATCGACTTCATTACCATGCTTGGGGCTCCGGCAACTGCAGGTCGTCATCGCCGTCTATGACGTTGTCGAACCCGCGACTGTGTTTGGGGAGGGGAGTGAACTCGATACCACCGGCATCCATCCAACTGGCGCGGACTGCCATTACCAGCGCTACAGCGAAGTCACCGTGCCGCTTCTTGGAGCCGGTGAGCGCGTCGAGATCCTTCTGGCGGCCCTTATCGATCTGAGGAACGCCTTTGATCACTTTTATCTGGAGCAGGTCATCCATGACGCTCTGATGGCGCGGCAGCTCCAAATTGAAGGATTCGAACTCCCCCTTCATCTTGGGCATCCATTCGTGATACCACGCCTGGCTCAGGTTCACTTGGTCGACCATCGTGCTGCCGTAGCGCAGGCCCGCCTGCTCGGCCAAATACCCGCCGTTGCCGGTCGCGTCGAAAGCGGAACCGGAGAAACGGGGCAGCCGATCCAGGATGAAGTACATGATCTGGCGCTGCTGCTCATACGTGACACCACGCAGCTCCACGGCGAACGGCACCCGCTTACGCAGGTTCGGCAGAATCGCCAGCGGGGCAAAGACGGTGAGATCTCCACGGCGGGCAAAGTCTTCGCCGAAGACGTGGCGATGCCCGGGGTCGAGCTTAGCCAGCTCCGGAGCCAGGTTCTCAACACACCAGGCTTCTATTTCGGCCTCGCGCTGCGCGGGTGTCCAGCTCTCGAAGGACTCCGGGGCTTCATAGCGGTAAATGGGAATCGACCGGTCGGCCACCATCGCGGCCTCGATCAGAACGCGGCTGAGGTAATTCCCGCCGGATCGTTTGGGCACGCATCCGTACTCTTCGTCCGCACTGTCGGCGTTGGGCGCATTCTTGTAGAGGTCAGCCCTCCACTTCTTCTCGCTTTCGGGGGACCATTCCTGACCCGTCACGTAACAGATCCGCTTGTAGAGCCCCTCGGCGATGGCCAGGTCGAGCGTAATGCGGTGCACGCTGTAGTCCTTACGTCCTTCACGCGCATCTTGGATGTACTGGTTAAAGGCGTTGTCCACGCCATTATGGGTGCTGATCAGCCGGACCTTATTGCCCCACATCGTCAGTGCCAGAGCGGCCTTCAACAGCTCCTCCAAGGATTCATGGAAAGCGGCTTCATCGATCACCACGTCACCCTGCAGGCCCCGCAGGTTGCTCGGGCGGGAGCTGAGTGCCTGGATCTTCCGGCCGCTCTTCGGGAAGCGGATCATGTAGGTCAGGATCTCTTCCTTCTTCCCGTCGTCCCAGAAGCCCTGTTCGTAGACATCGGCGGTTGCCAACTCATTGAAGGCCCGAGCAAAAAGCGCGCAGGCGGCGATGTATTCCAACGCCATCTCCTGCTTGCTGCCCACGTAGAACGTGTTGCAGCCACCACGACTGCGTGGCTTAGCGCCGTTCATCACGTTCCGACCGGCTTCCGCCCATGTCAGGCCGGTCCGTCGGGATTTTTCCGCGATCATGATCTGGCTTTCGTCCTCGAACCAGCGCTGCTGGTACGGCAGAAAGATCGCCTCGCCACCCGGAATGGACTCGGCGATGTTGTCAGGCACATCGACGCCGTAAAGCTCCAGCTCTTCGGATAGGTCGATCTTTCTCGGCGCGCCAGTGGGCTGCATCACTTTTTCCCCAGCAGGATATGCTTGATTCGACCCTCCAGGTCCTCGCTCATGCCGTCACTGCCGCGCATCTCTTCAAGGCGTTCCTGCTGCTCGTTAAGAACCTGCTGGCGCACCTCGGCGGCCAGGCGCTTCTGGCTGACGCTGGCGCGGCCGAGGTCGGCGATGGCCTTGGCGATTTTGCCGATATCGCCCGGGGCCATCTCGATCTCCATAACCACGCCGAACAGCTTCTCTTGCACCAGGCGCATCAGCGCTTCGTTGATGGCGCCCTCGTCGTCCGGCGCCTCGGCGACAACGGCGCGGGCCTGCTCCGTGACCAGCTTCACGCTATCCAGGCGGTCTTTGAACGTGGAGCCGTAGCGGTGCAAGCTGCTGCTCGCTATGTCGATGCCGCGCTCCTTGCAGAGCGCCTCCAGCTCCGTGTAGCCGGAGAAGCCGCGCTGAACCAGCTGCTGGTCCAGCCACTGCTTGTCTTCGGCGCTCAGCCGTTGAACTTTCGATACCTGCGGCATAGGCGCCTCACCAATACTTTTCAGGGCGAGCGATGCCGGGGAAGCAGTCAACCGTGTATTCCGCCACATCAACGCCGTAATGGTTCAGCTTGGCTCGCCAGAAACCGCTGGGGTCACGTTCTATCTCAACGAGTTTCCGGTCCTCCAGGTACTCCAGCTCGCGCCTAACCTCCGTCAGCGTCGCATCGGGATAAATGCCCTGGACGGTCTGCACGACGAGCTGCTCATGGGCGCCGATCGGGCGCGCGTTGTTTAGTGTCAGGATGAGACTCCAGCGCATGCTCTCCCGACGCACTTTCCTATGATCCACGTTTCGCCTCCCTCAACTGCACGTTTTCTAGCTTCATCGCCAGACCGTCCAACTTGCTCTCTATCAAGCTCTGTCCCCGGATATAGTCCTCGCGCCTGACGTACTTCTCTGGCAAGTCCGCTTTAAGTTCGAGCAGGTCCCGCTCGACCTGCGCGATCTGCGCGGCGTTGCGATCCTTCGCGTCGTTCAGTCGGGTCAACTCCTTGCCCAAGATCTCGAACTTCGTATCCAGGTGGTCCTGGAAGGCTTTTTCCAGGCGCCGGCTCAGGGTGTTGAAGATCACGATGACGCTGATCACGATCGCCAGAAACTTGCCGACTTCAATGGACAACTCACTCATCGCGCCCCCTCATCAACCAGCGCTGCAATTCAAAAAGCCGACCGGCGCATATGCCGTACCGGTCATACATTCGCTTGAGCCCAACGACCATGGCGTCGGGGTTATTCGCGGGGACCGGCGGCGGTGCCGGACACGGGCTCATCAAGCCCGCCGGCAGCGGCGGCGGCGGCGCGGTCACGGGCGGCTTCGAGCTGGCGCATGACGCCAGCAGCAAACCGAACGTCAGCACGCAGGCCAGCCGTCTCAGCAAGCACATTGCGCAACTCCTCGGTGGTGTTGTCGTCGTAGCGCGCTCTTCGCGCTGAAGCAGCCTGCAAATCGAGGCTGGCCTGGTTGGCTTCTTCCACCAGGTCTTTGTGGCTCTGGATGATCGTGTTGAGATCTGCCACAGCTTGGCTATCGACCTCGGCACGCACTTCCAGTGCGCCGCTCTCGTGGCCCTTGTGATAACCCAGCCACCCGGCCAGGCCAGCGCACACAACGATGGCGAGCAGCCAGCGGGCGATCATGGGCAGACCCCCGCGCCCCAGCCCGCCCGCTCATACAGCGGTTCCCACCGATGCAGGATGGCCCTGGGGTAGTGACGGTTTTCGCGGAACGCTGCGGCGGAGCGACCCGCGTTGAATCGCTCCACCGAATTAAACCAGGCGCGCTGGTCGGCCCCGGAAGCCGAGGCGAGCCTTTGGTCTTTGTAGATCCATCCGAGGCCGCCGTTGTAGGCGGCCAGTGTCATCGCCCACCGTTCGCATGTGGGCGTCGCCTGGATGCGTTGGTACAGCCAGCGGTCATAGAGCACCAGCGCCTGCAGGGCCCAGCCCGGGCTGTACGGCTGGCGGTCGCCGAGATGGTCGGGGTACAGGTCGGCGAACCAGTCAGACGTCGCGGGCATGAACTGCGCGAGCCCTTCGGCGCCCACCGGCGATGTTGCATCGTGCCGCCAGGCGCTCTCCTGATGCACCTGGGCGGCCATGGTCGCGATGGGCGCGTCGAGGCCCCAGTGAGCGTGTGCGGCACGGATCAGGGTGCGCTGGTGGGCGTGGGCAGCCCGTGGGATGTCGTCCGCATAGGCCGGCTGGCAGGCGCTGACCGCAAAGGCCATCACCAGCAGGGTTAGCATGGCCAGCACCGCGATGTAGCCCCTGCGTTGCACGCGGGTCATCGCTACAGCCCCAGCGTCAGGCCGAGCACGCACGCCAGGACAATGAGCGAGCGAGAGACCAGAGCCGCCGCTGCTAGGACGACATACCGAGTTGCCTCATCGCCGGCGGACGCCTTCATGAACTGGTAGATCAGTGTGTGCGGGCGAGCGTAGGGAAACAGGCTGCGGCCGATCCAGTAGCCGGCAACGGCACCGAGCGCCACCAGCGCGCCCTTGTACAGAACGACGCTTAGTTGCGTCGGGTGGATCACCGCGATGGCTATTAGCAGGCCGACAGCGATCATCAGCCAGCCGGTAAGACGAGGGATACGCATGAGCTTCTCCGGTTTCAAGTATCAGAAAACGACTACGCCCCCAAAATAGGGGGCGCAGCGGAGAAACTCTTTTGAACGCGGGCAAAACCGCTATTTGACGGTCGTCGGCATGTTGATGCGTTGGTGGATCCGGATCATCTGGCCGTCAGCATTGAACAGGACGGCCAGCTGCTGGAGGTCGGTGTTCACCGACGTCCCACGAGCGCGAGACTCGACGTACTGCCAGATATAGAGCTGGTTGCCGTCGCTGGTTGTCACCACCTTGTAGGGCTCGCCCAGCAGCTCGCGCGCTTCGCTCACCGTCGTTTGCCCGGGCTGCAGCTGCTCCACGTTTTCCGCGCGGAACGGCGTCCCGGACGTGGCCGTGGCGCAGCCAGTGCAAAGCGCCGCGAGCAGCACAGCAGCAGATATCAGTCGCATTTCAATCCCCCTTTCCTTGTCGTTTTCGGATGAGTAAGACGGCCCGAATTGCGTCGATGTCAGCGCCGTTCTCCTGCAGTACTCGCTGTTCGACCCGGAGCACGCTGTTCGCCCATGTCGCCGCGACCGCGAGTGCGGCAGCGAGCAGCAGGAAGCCGACGACGCTGGCCGGCCCCGGCGATGGGTCAATCCCAATCGCCGCGAGGAACCTATCACTGGAGACCAGAAAAAAAGCGGTTACGACCGCCAGTAGTGTGGCGATCTGCTTGTTCATGATGAGCGCCAAGGCCGAGTCACGCCGTTCACGCTGCAACCGGGCCAGGCGCCGCCTCAGCTCATCGCTGGAGTATTGGCTCCAGCCGCCGGGCTGGTGGTTCAGGTTGACCGTGAACTGTGGCCCCGTCGAGATACTGCCGTGATTGTTGCCCCCGATGGAAATCGTGACGTTTCGCGGCTCCACATCGGATGGCAGCTCGTCGGTGTCCTCCTGTAGGCGCTGAATGAATTCATCCAAATCCTGCTGACTGCCCATATTCCCTCCCAGGTAGGCGGGAGAGTGGCTGGCGCTATTGATTCACGACCAAGCGCATCACCCTCTCCATCTTATTGTCATCGACGTCGCCGGATTCCTCTTCCAGGAAGTTGTAGACCTCCACCGCCTTCTTGAGCAGCAGCCGCGCCGGCCATTTTTTGCCCTTCCGAGACGCCACCTCTTCCAGCGCTTCAACGATCCGGGCCATCCGATCGACATCAATCAAACCGGTCAGCGCTGACCGGTTTGGTGATTGGTTCTCATTCTCGCTTTCCTGCCGAACTCCCGTGACGACATAGACGATATCCACACCGGCGCCGGAAAGTGCGGAAAGCTGCACCGAGCTGGGCGACGTCGCCCCCTTTTCCCATTCGATCAGGGTGCGCTTTGAGGCGCCCGCAATGGCGGCAAAGTCAGGCTGGTTAAGGCCCAGGCGCCGCCGTTCGTCGCGCAGACGCCCCCCGATCAATAGTGCAGATTCCATCACTTTTCCTGTTGACGCATGGTGCAGATACCTGCACCATGCCTACAAACATCTACTAAACATCTTATAGCAACGGCAGGAGGAGCCACGGGCATGGCAACCCCGCAATCACTGACACCGGAACAGGTCAAAGAGCGCTTTCGCGCCAAAGGTCTGACCGTTACCCGATGGGCCGAAGAAAACGGCTACCCCCGCAACGCGGTCTACCGCGTTCTCAACGGATTCGACAAGGCGCACTACGGCCGCGCCCACGAAATCGCCGTCGCGCTCGGCCTGAAGAGCGAGGCCGCAGCGGCATGAGCATCAACGTCGCGCCTTTTCGAACGCACCGCCTTTCTCCAAGAGGCCATAGAGCTGGCTCATTGGGTGAAGCAGGTCAGCCGAAAACCCAACGTCGGCGCCCTGATCTGCACGCTCATACAGTCTTCGGCGGTGACGCAACCGTGGCTCCAGATCGCGTATCACCGCCGGCGCATGGTCACTCAATACCTGCAGCAGCTCATTCAGCGCCGCGCATACGCCGGCTGCCGAATCGTCCGCCGCGTCTACCAGCGCCGCCATCTGCTCCATGTGCTCTTCCGCTGCACGTGCCCGCGCTTCAAGGGCCTCAATCGTGCTCGCCATACGGCGTCTCCTTGCGTCGATTAATGATGCCGGAATTACCGCATAGAGCAACCCTGTTTCACCAGATGCAACACCAGGGTTTGTTTGGAAGCCGGTCTGCGGGGTGCTTCCAATGAGCCGCCGCCGCTGGAAAACCCGTGTCCCCACCAGCCTTCGGCAGGCGATGGAGTGGTGCAAAGAGTACGCCCGCGACGTCCACAACCTGAGCGTGGAGCGGATTGCCGAAGGCATGGGTATGGCCGACCACTGGACGCTCTACAAGTGGCTCCAGAACGGCCGCATGCCTGCCGTGATGGTCCCCGCCTACGAACGCACCTGCGGCATCAACTTCGTCAGCCGCTGGCTGGCTGCCAGCGGTGGACGCCTGGTGGTGGAAATCCCTACCGGCAAAAAGGCCAGCGCCCGCGACGTGATGTCACTCCAGAGCGAGGTGGGGAACGCCATCGCCGCCCTGATCGATTTCTACGAAGGCAAGACCGAATCCGACGCGACGCTGGCAAAGCTCCAGGGCGCGATGGAAGGCCTGGCCCATCACCACCGCAACGTCGAGCAGCACCGCACCCCGGAGCTGCCGCTCAACCTGGAGGACGATTCATGAGACCGAGCACGTTGAAGCCCGGCCAACCGCTAATGGTGAGCTGCCCACTGGGCGCCGAGTCGCGCGAACGGCGGGCCTATTTCGTCCGGCGTGAGCCGGCAAGAGGCAAAGGCCAGCCGGCAAAGAACTTCCTGCGTTTCCCCGACTACGCGGGCCTGGACGGGCCGGACGACGACGGCACCTGCCAGATCAGCGACTACGAGCTGTCGCGCCGGGCCCGCTATCCGGAGGAGCTGCGCCATGTCAGCTGATAAGGCCACCTATCTGCACAAAGGCGTGCGCGTTCTGAAGGCGCTGAAGGGGCATACGCTCGCCGGCATGAGCAACCAGGAGCTGTGCCGCGCGACAGACCTCACGCCGTCGGCAATCTCCCGAATCATGCAAGTGCTGATCGAGGAAGGCGTGGCCGAGCGACGCCAGGACGGCCGGTTCTCACTCTCGATCGGCATGCTGCAGATCGCGCAGTCCCACGCGAACGAGATGCAGCGCGCCCAGGACCGGATCAACGAATTACAAAGCCGAGTCGCCATCGGCGCTCAGTAGTTTCACGTGGAGCCATAGAAGGGGGTCACACCACATGACGAAAACGAAGGAAACCAAGGCGGAAGTGCAGCTCAGGAACGAATGGGTAGAGCATTCGCGCGAGATCACTGAAGCCTACCTGGACGGGCAACCCTACGACCGGCTGCGCCTTGTGAATGAGGCGGGCTGGTGCCTGGCGCAAAGCGCTGAGGCCATGCTGGAAGCCGGCAAGCGCCTGCTGGTCATCCGCGAGCATGAACCGCACGGCGAGTTCATTGAGATCGTCGAACAGCGGCTGGGGATGAGCGAGCGCATCGCACGGCGGCTGATGCAGGCGTCCGCGAAGTTCTTGTCGCCGCGCCTGCAGGGCAAAAGCAAGCAGCTGGCCGCACTCGGGAAAACCAAGCTGTATGAGCTGATGCTGGAAGACGATGACGATCTTGAGGCGCTGGCCGAGGGCGGCACGATCAACGGCATGACGCTGGACGACATCGACACTATGAGCAGCCGTGAGCTGCGCAAGGCGCTCCGGGAAGCGCGCTCCGACGCGACCGCCAAGGACGAGGTGATCGCGGATAAGAACAAGAAGCTGGACGATCTCTCGGCGAAGAAGAAGCGCCTCAAGCCCACCACGCCCGACGAGGACAGCAAGGCCATCAGAATCGAGGCCGCGGATCTCTGTTTCCAGGCCGAGGCGCTGATTCGCGGGCAGGTTCACGAATCCCTCAATGCGGTCCGGGCGCACGGCGAAGACAACGGCATCGACGTCGACGCCTGGCTCGCCGGCCAGCTCGACCAGCTCGACCAGGCACTGCTGGAAGCCCGCGAGGACCTCGGCATCCATCGTTCCGTCCATGGCCCGGAATGGGAGGGGCACGTCGAGGGGGGCGGCGAATGAATCCGGCAATGACCGAACAACTGATGGCGATCGCCCGGCGCGCTGAGAGCGCCGGGCACGGCCGCAAGAGCCAGATCTACGCCGAGGCCGCTCAGGACATGGGCGTCAGCGTCGCGACGCTGCAGCGCCGGCTCAAGACGGTTTCCGATCGCCCGCGTCGGCGGCGCCGGAGCGACGCCGGCAATAGCGCGCTGGGCCATGACGAGGCGCGCCAGATCGCCGCGTATCTGATGGAAAGCCAGCGCCGCAACGGCAAGCGCCTGGCGTCGATCGAGGACGCCGTGGAAGTGCTGCGGGCCAACGGCCAGATCATGGCAGGCCGCGTCGACGAAGAGACCGGCGAATTCCAGCCGCTGTGCACGGCCACCATCGGCCGGGCCCTGCGCGGCTATGGCCTGCACCCTGAGCAGCTGCGCCGACCGTCGCCGAAGATGAAGCTCGCCAGCAAGCACCCCAACCATGTCTGGCAGATCGACCCCTCGCTGTGCGTGCTCTACTACATGCCCTCCAAGGCCGGCCAGGCCCTGCAGGTGATGGAGGAAGACCGCTTCTACAAGAACAAGCCGGCAAACATTCGGAAGATCGAGAAAGAGCGGGTGTGGCGCTACGTGATCACCGACCACGCCAGCGGCGTGATCTACGTGCATTACGTCCTGGGCGCTGAAAGCGGTAAGAACCTGGTCGACGCGTTCATTGGCGCCACTCAGAAGCGCCACAGCGAAGATCCGTTCCACGGCATACCGGCGCTGGTGATGGTGGACCCGGGTTCCGCGAACACCGGCGCCGTCTTCCGCAACCTGTGCCGAGCGCTCGGCGTCCACCTGCAGGTGAACGAACCGGGCAAGCCCTGGGCGAAAGGCCAGGTCGAGAAAGCCAACGATATCGTCGAGCGTTCGTTCGAGCACCGGATGCGTTTCATGCAGCGGCCGCCGACGTCGCTGGAGGAGATCAATCAGGCCGCGCACGGCTGGATGCGCTGGTTCAACGCTCTGAAGCCGCACAGCCGCACCGGAAAGCCGCGCTACGCCGTCTGGCAAACGATCACCGAGGAACAGCTGATCGTGGCGCCGGAGCCGCAGGTGATGCGTGAGCTGGCGGTTAACGCGCCGCTACCACGGAAGGTGACATCGAGCCTGACGATCAGCTATCGCGGCCAGACGTTCCCGGTCGGCGACATCCCGAACGTCGCGGTTGGCGAGCGGCTGCTGGTGACGCGCAACCCGTGGCGCGATGACGCGGCCCAGGTGATCTACACGGACGCGGACGGCCGCGAGCGCATGCAAGTCGTCGAGGCCGAGCAGGTGAACGAGTACGGGTTTACCCACGACGCGCCGGTGATCGGCGAAAGCTACCGCGCCCACGCCGACACTCACGTCGACACCGAGCGCAAGGCCGTGGAACGCCTCGCGATGGACGCGCCCACCGACGAAGCGGCCGCTCAGAGCCGCAAGAAGCAAGCGACACCGTTCCAGGGCGACGTCGATGCGATGAAGCCCATCACGGACACGCGGCTTCCGGATTACCTGCCCAAGCGCGGCACGGATCTGGATATCCAGACGCCGAAGGTCGACCCCCTGCAGCTCAACCACGTCCAGGCCGCCAAGCGCCTGCACAGCCGCCTTGGCGATGCCTGGCGCGGCGGTGAGCACTTCCAGTGGCTGCAGCAGCGTTACCCGGACGGTGTGCCCGAAGACCAGCTGGAAGCGATCGCGGAGGCGCTCACACAGCGTCCGGCGGCGCCCCTGCGCCTGGTGGGAGGTGAAGCCTGATGTTGGTGCTCAAACGTGTGCTGCAGGAACGGGGCCTCAGCCAGTCCGGGTTCGCTCGGGAGCTGGATGTGTCACCGGCGACGGTCGCCCAGCTCGTCAACCACGGCATCTGGCCGAAGCGCCCGACGCCGACCGAAATGAAAGCACGAATCACCGAGATCTTGAGCGGAAGCGGCAGCGTGCCTGCCGATCTGTTCGAGGAAGATGACCGCGCCCTGGGTAGTGACCAGGACGCGGCCGAAACACCAGACCAATCCAAAGACCTGGAGAACGATATGTTACTACGTAAGCAAAGCCTCTCACCAGACGCCCGTCGTGCGTTCACCCTGGCGCGCGATCCGTTCGCCGAGGTGCGCAGCTCTGACGAGGTGTTCCTGACCAGCGATTTCCGCTATGTGCGCGAGAGCCTGCGCCAGACCGCGAAGCACGGCGGCTTCATCGCCGTGGTGGGCGAGTCCGGCGCCGGCAAGTCAACGCTGCGCCGAGATCTCGCGGAGTGGATCCACCGCGAGAACGAGCCGGTCATCCTGATCGAGCCCTACGTGCTCGGCATGGAAGACAACGACGTCAAGGGTAAGACCCTGAAGGCGGGGCACATCGCCGAGGCGATCCTCGCGGCCGTGGCGCCTCGGGACACGCTGAAACAGTCCCCGGAAGCCCGGTTCCGCCAGGTGCACAACGCCCTGCGTGAATCCCACCGCGCCGGCCACCGGCACGTCCTGGTGATCGAGGAGGCCCACGGCCTGCCGCTGCCTACCCTCAAGCACCTGAAGCGCTTCTTCGAGCTGGAAGACGGCTTTTCCAAGCTGCTCGGCATTGTGCTGATCGGCCAGCCCGAGCTGGGCCAGAAGCTGGACGAACGCAACCCATCCGTCCGTGAAGTCGTCCAGCGCTGCGAGGTGGTCACCCTGCGGCCGCTCGACGACGAGCTGGAAGGCTACCTGCGCCACCGCTTCCAGATGGTGAACAAGCCTCTCGACCAGGTGATGGACGCCACCGCGATCGATGCGCTGCGCATCAAGCTGGCCGGCCGGGGGCAGTACTCCGTGCTGTACCCGCTCGCCGTGCACAACGTCGTCACAGCCGCGCTGAACGAAGCCGCGACGCTGGGCATCCCGCATATCACCGCTGACGTGGTCGAGGGGGTGTGACATGGCGAAGTACACGATCGAAATCGAAGACGCGAACGGGGCGGTGGTGATCACCGCGACAGGCTGCGCCAAAGAAGGCGAAAAAAGCCATGCCCAGGCCTTGTTGCTGGGAATCCTGTTCTCCGTGAAGCCGCTGCAGAAGGTGGGTGACGACATGGTTCGGCAAGGCGTCGTCGTCCCCGCTGCCCGCAAACAGACGGTGCACTAGGAGGCCCCATGAGCGAGGTAATCAATATCAAGAACAGGCCCGTCTTCCTCCGCTGGACCTTCGCGAACGTATGGATTCGCGGTGAAGAGCTGGAGCTAGCGACATGCGACGAAACCGGGCAGCCGATGGTGATCCATTGGAAGAGCGGCCGCGCCTGGTTCGGCGACTGGTGTGACCTTGTAGGCCCCGTCGCTCTGCAGCTGCTCGGGGGGGTGTCCGATGGCGATTGAAACCGAGCAGCTGGAGTACTGGGCCGACGTGTTCTGCATGCACGGGATCGGCAAGTACATGACGCTCCCGGCGTTCCTGCAGCACCCGGAGAAGTACTTCCAGGAGATCACCGGCGGCGATTACCGGCCACTGCTTCCGCGCCAGAAGGCGGCGGTCGCCCGGATCCACCGGCGCTTCGACGATCTGGACGCGGCGATCGATGAAGTGGAGGCGAAGGTCGAGCACTTGCGTCGCATCGAGAACGGGCACTGCTACGAGCAGCTCAAGCACCACGCTAACGGGAGATGACCGTGGATAGAGACGACGCGATCCGAAGGATCAAGAAATGCCTGGCGCTGGCCAAAAGCCAGAACGCCAACGAAGCGGCTACGGCGCTCCGCCAGGCACACAAGCTTATGGAGGAGTGGAACGTCGAGCAGGGCTTTATCGACTGCATGGACGTAACCAAGGAGTCCCTGGACAGCGGTGCTCGACGGTACCCACCCATTTGGAAGTGCAGGCTGGCCCGAGTCGTGGCGGACGCCTTCGATTGCGAGGTGATCGTCCAAAGGACCGTGTTTTCCACCGATTTCGCATTCATCGGTGCGTCACTGTCACCGAAGCTTGCGACCTACGCCTATGACGTGCTCGAGCGTCAGCTCACCCGCGCCAGGTCGGCCCATGTGGCCGGCCTGAAGCGGTGCAAGCTCGCGACGAAACGCCGGCGCGGTGACGCCTTCGCCAACGCCTGGATATCCGCCGTGAGTGAAAAGGTCAGCGCGTTCGCCGGTGCCGACGAAGTCACGGCGCAGGCTGTTCAGGCCTACATGGATTGCTACCACCCGAACCTGGAGCGCCGGGAGCAGCGAGCGAAGAAGTATCACGCCAGGGACGAAAAGTCCCTGAGCGCGGGGTATCGGGAAGGCCGCAAGGCCGAACTCAACCACGGCGTGGCCGGCGGCGATCGCCCGGCCCGCCTCACCCATTAGGGAGACCACCATGGATCTTGATCAAGACATTCCGGACGGCTACATGCGCAACGCCGCCGGCCACCTGGTTCCGGAGGAACAGGTTCGCGAGCACGACAAGCTGCGCGACCAGACCGCCCGGGATCTGGCGTACGAGGCAATCCGCCTGCATGAAGCGCTCAAGGCGTTCAAGCGGCGCGCACTCGACGATATCGCCGACGTGGTGCGCATCAGCGCGGAGCGCTACGACGTGAAGCTGGGCGGCCGGAAAGGCAACGTCAGCATCGCCACCTACGACGGCGACCTGAAGGTCGTGCGGTCCTACGCCGAGCGGATCACCTTCACCGAGGAGCTGGAAGCGGCGAAAGAGCTGATCAACCAGTGCATCCGCGAGTGGAGCGAGGGCGGTAACAGCAACATGAAGGTCCTGGTGGACCGCGCTTTCCGGACCAACACGCAGGGCCAGCTGAAAACGAGCGCGATCCTGGATTTGCTTCGCTCCGATATTGATGACCCGGCCTGGTTGCGCGCCATGGAGGCGCTGAAGGACAGCATCCAGGCGGTCGGCACCTGCGTTTATGTCCGGTTCTACCGCCGAGTCGGCCGCAGCGATAAGTACGAAGCCATCCCGCTGGATCTGGCGGCGGTTTAACCAGAGGGGCATGAGCGTATGCAGCCGAACCTGCACGAACTAGCCAACCGGAACCGTGCTCGCGCGCCGTCGTTTCCCCACCAGGTGGGGAAATTGGTGGTGGCGATCGAGCGCGGCGACACCCGCGCCCGCGACGAAACCCTGCAGAGCATTCGGGAGACGCTCCAGGGCGCGATCACCATCGGTGCCGGCGACGAGGCCGTAGCCGCCATGCAGCGGACGCTGGGCCGCATGACACAGTTGATCAAGGGGGAGCAATGACACAAGGAACGAAACGACTCACCGAGGAACTGCACCGCCTGGAAGGGCTGAAGCTGCGGGAGATCCTCGACGAGATGGCGAAGACAGGCTCACCGACCGTGGTGCTGTCCTTCAACGGCACCCAGGAGAAGCCGGTAGCGGCCGTGGCGCTGATCACTGGACCGGACACCGCTGACCGAATTCAGGCCCTGGAAAAGCCCAACCAGGTCGCGGTGCCGGAGGGGTGGAGGCTTTCACGAATAGCCTTAGACCAGGTGGAAATCATCACGCCTGCCGGCGAAAAACACTGGGTCGAATCTAACTCTGATGACCATTTAGAGCTGGTCCTTTATGCCCTCATTGACGCGATGCTCACCGCCGCCCAGACAGCGCCCGCAGGGAAGCCGAATGAGTGGCCAGACGGGCAAATCGGAGTGCGCTGGCGGGCGATCCGGATACTGAAAACACTCCGTGATGGACTCGATGACAGCTTCTCTGATCAAGGGGCTCTGATCACCGAAGCCGACAAAGTCATTAGAGCGCTGAGGTCGGGACCGACCGACGGGGAGATGGATGAATTACGCGCAGACGCTGAACGATACCGTTGGCTGAGGAACCCCGACAACTTCGGCCCCGACGAGGGCGAAGGCCCGAGCGGCTGGGAGCAGCTTTGCGACCTGGCTGGCGACGACTTCGACTCATTCATCGACGAGCGCATGAAGCAGGATCACGGAGCCGCCGAAGATGCTTGATCAGCGCGCTGTCCTGGAGAACCGAGATCCCGAACTGCGCCAAGTGGTCGCGGACGTGATGTCGCGGGTGATAGAGGGCACGGCCTCGCCGTTCGCCCTCATCCGTCGCTCGGACCTGGCGCGGCTGAAACAGGCGATTAGCGAGAAGGAAGGGGCGTGAATGAGCAAACCGTATCGACCCAGCAACGGCACCGAGGGCGGAGGCTTTTACGCGGCCTGGTGTGCGAAGTGTCAGCACGAACGGTACATGCGGACCAATCCAGACAGGGCGCGGGGCTGTCAGATCCTGGTACGCACCATGGCCTACGACGTCGACGATCCGAAATACCCGCAGGAGTGGATCGTCGGGCCCGACGGCCCCGAATGCACCGCGTTTACGCCGGAAACGCCTCGAAAGGCACCGGTGCGCAAACCATGCCCACTTACAGTCGATATGTTCCAGCAGGAGGATGCGTGAAGATCGGTCGCTGCTCAATCTGCCATCACCACCTCGACCTGCAGGCGCTGGCGCAGGACGAATCCACGCGGGACCTGCTGAGCCTGGTGGCCAAGACACCGCATACCGTCATGGTGCCGCTACTGGCCTATCTCGGCCTGTTCCGGCCAAAGAAACGCGACCTGGCGAACGACCGGGCCCTACACCTGGCCGAAGAGGCCCTGGAGCTGACCACCGATCAGCACCTGCTGGCTGCCGCCCTCAGAGAGACCGTCGAGCAGATCTACAAGAAGCGTCAGGCCGGCGAGAACGGGCAGCCGCTGAAGAACCACAACTACCTGAAGCAGGTAATGACGGGCATCGCGGACAGGATCGGCCAGGCGGTACCGAAACGCGGGGCCGAGCAAACCACCAGCCAAGAGCAAAAGCAGGTCGAGAAGGCCGATGACGACGCCGCATGGCGCCGGCAGATGCGCCGGCTGGGGTACGACCCCGATCGCGCTATGAAGGGCCAGGTGCGGAGGCTGAATGAAGACTGACGCGGACCAGAAGCGCCGGGATCTGGCCAAGATCCACATCGCCCGCAAGGAGCTGGCCATGGACGAGGACGCCTACCGCCTGATGCTGGAATCGGTGGCAGGCGTCACCTCCTCGGCGAAGCTATCCGCCCGTGGCAGAGCGAAGGTGCTCCACAGGCTGCGCCAGCTGGGCTGGAAGCCGAAAACCAGCGCCCGCCCTCGGCGCCGCGTGACCGCCCAGGAGCCGCAGGACAAAAAAATCAGGGCGCTCTGGCTGGACCTGGCTCAGATGGGGGTTGTTCGCGACCGGTCCGAACAAGCACTGGCGCGGTACGTGAAGCGCCAGACCGGCGTGGAAGCGCTCGATTGGTTGGACGGCCGCCAGGCCGAGAAGGTCATCGAGGCCCTGAAAGCCTGGCGCAAGCGTTTCACTGATGCACAAGGGGATACCGATGAACCAGCGTGACTCCAACATGGAAATCCGCCGCAACGAGCTGCTGGAGGAAGTCCAGGCTCACACTCAGCAGATCCTGGTCGAGCACGGCATCGACGAGGATCTGGCCGAGCAGGCGGGCTGTGCGATCTGCGATCGACTGGCGGACAACTGGGGCGGCCAGGTCATCACTTTCCCGAAGGACCATCGGTTCCGGCTCTCCAAGCGCGACGTGGAGATCTATGAGGAGTTCAACGGCCGGAACCACAACGAGCTGGCGAAGAAGTACCATGTGACAACCCGGGCCATCTATAAGATCATTAGGAGGGTCCGAGATCGCGGGGATCCGAATCAGCCGCGCCTTTTCTGAGCCTCTTTTTGTTCTATATGGTGCAAAGTCTTTTCACTACCCATCCCGAATAGCCCCGTTTCGTCCCGCCTCTTCCCGGATTTATCGCGTTACCGTGTAGTATTTACCCCATCACTGAACA